TCAAGCACGCCAACAACGATGCGGAACGTCCCCGGCTCCTCGTTGAGCTGCCACCACTCCCTCACCTCAATCAGATAGCCGAGCGGCTCCACCACACGGCGAATCGCACCAATAGTGCCCTTATGGCAGTGAATGAAATACGCATCGCGGATAACAGCACGTTTTGTCGCTTCCGGCCACTTATCATCCCAGCGGTCAACCGAGAATGACCACGCCAGCCACGGCAGCAGATTTGCCGGACAGGTATCCGGGTTCCACAGCTCACGAATACTGACCGGCGTTTTTTCAATTTCCGCACAGGCGCTTGCGGCGGCGACTTCAAGCGGTGATGAGCCGGTCGGCAGCAGGCGCGAATCACTCATCCGAGCCTCCGGTCACGACGCTGTATTCGGTGCAGAAAGACGCCTGCGTACTGTTGAGCACAATGTCAGCCAGAGGTGCAGTCAGTTCGACACGCTGCACGCCTTCCACATGCAAAGCGGCATAAATGGCAGACAGACGGATGTCGCGCCCAAGCCGGTGCTGTGCCGTGATGTACGCTTCCAGTTTTTTCACGGCAGCAGCGCGGATGGGTTCGCTTTCAGGACCTGGGTAAAGGTAAAGCGTGGCGTTTATCTGATATTCAACAATGGCGGCAGACTGCACGGTCACGCGGTCGGCCACCGGCCTGACGTCCTCGCCATTAAGGGCGTTACGCACCACGGCCAGCAGGTCTTCGGATGCGACGCCGTTATTTTCACGTGACAGCACGGAGATAGTGACGCAGGCCGGAGACGGACTGGTGACAGAGATATCCGCGACACGCCCGTCAGCACTGCGACCATGATACTGATAGGCTCCCACCGACCCGGCGACGCTTAAGCCCTCAAACGCCTGCTGAATACGCAGACGATAATCGGTGTCAGATTCCATCACTGCCGGTGTCGGCGGAATGGTCGAATCATCTTCCGGGGTGATAATCAGGCGCGTGGTGTTGTAATTGGCACCAATCACATCAAGGTCATTACCGGCGGCACAGGCCAGCATCACCGCCCGTGCGGCCTCATTCACACGCTGACGCCAGATAAGCTCACGATAAGCATTTTCCTCCAGCAGTTTGACGAGAGGCTCAGATTCCAGCGTCAGGGTACGGGCGACCGCCTCCTGCTGGTCTTCCGGGTAAAGGGAAATCAGTGTCGCCTTGCGTTCAGCGAGAATGGTTTCAAAGTCCAGCTCCTCGACCACATCCGGTGCGGGTAGCTGGTTCAGGTCGATAATCGGCATGGTTTCAACTCACAGGGATGGTTAACGAAAGTGGCTGGCCGGTGTCGTTGTGCTGGCCGGTTAACGTGACCGTCATTCGCCCGTCAAAACTGCGCTCAGTGGTGACGGATGACAGGGTGACGCGGGGTTCCCATTTCAGCACCGCCATGTAACAGGCGACCTTAATCTGCAACTCAAGCGCCGGGGTCTGCGGCTGGTCAATCATTGACGCCAGCAACGAGCCGTAATCACGACGCATCACCCGTGAGCCGACCGGTGTGCGCAGGATATCGCCGATACTCTGGCTGATATGCTCAAGGTCAGTGACAGTCAGGCCATCACTGCGATTCATTCCGAGATAACGCGCTGTCATAGAGGACTCCCGGTTGTGCCGCCGCTGTCGCCGGGGTGTTTATGGGTATGCAGTACCTTACCGTTTGATGAGAGTTCACCGCCGGTGTGTTCAATGTTGCCGCGCATCGTCCCGCCCTTCTGCACTTCCAGCGTGCCGGTAATCAGCCTGTTGGTGCAGACCACCTCCGGTGTGTCCAGGGTGACGCGGGTTGATGCTTTCACCGTGACCACCGGCACCGTGGCAGTAACAGAATCAGAAGCCGTCACGCTGGCCGTTTTAATTCCGCTTACCGTGAGTGCACTGGTTTCGGGTTCATACTCAATCACCGCCCCGTCAGGGAAACGGATATGCAGGGCATCCGCCGACGCAGACGGCGCGGGGTTATCGCCGGAATAAATCCCCGGCAGAACAAACGCCGTGTCAAGTTCACCGCCCACGGCCAGAATCAGCACCTGCTCCCCCACGGAAGGTGCCCACCATGTGCGCGAACGCCCGGCACGACAGGTCAGCCACTGAAGCCAGTCGGTGCACATGCCGCCGGTCTGCACACGGCAGCGACCGGCGTTAAGGTCGGTTTCGACGACAAGGCCGGTGCGAATCATGTTGCGCAGTGCGCGCGCGAGTTCCTGAATATTTGCGAGAGTGTTCATAACGGGAAGGATGCCGCCGGGTCATACCGGCGGCAATGTGACGATGAGGTGTCAGGAATGGCACAACTAACGGTCGAGGTGAGCCAGGATAATCTCTTCAATCATCTGCACATCCTCACTGGTAAAGCCGAGCAGAGGACGCGCCGGATAATCAATTTTCTTACCGTCTTTCCGGTTTTCTTCCAACAGACCGAACTGATGCACGCTGGCGATTTTCGGTGACTTCCCGCCGTAAAACTCCATTGATGCCTGTTCCGGGCTGGCGCGGATATGCAAAAAACGACTGGTGATAAGTTTCGCAAACATTTTTCGCTTAACACGACCAGTCTTTTTTCTGGCGCTCTGCTGCTGGCGTGGCGCGTAGGGTGTGCCGTCCGGGGCTTTCTGAGCCATCACCCGACGCTGCTGACTCTGCCGCAGACGTTTCGCCAGTTCGGCGCTCAGTCGCCGACGCCCTGACGGTGACAGCGATTCAATCAGTCCGGTCAGCCGGTCTTCAAAACGCTTAAACTCATTCATCCCACTTGCTCACCAGTTCGCCATTGATATAAAGCTCCACCGGGCGGGTGACCGGCTCCGGCGGCGTGGGTTCCGGGATATTCTTCACATGCAGCGCGCCGTCCACCTCACTGACCAGCGTGCGCTCGGTCAGCATCAGGCTGATGCTGATATCAAAGCTGCTGTCATTGTTGATGTCTGCATAAAACGTGAAGCCCTTTTTCTGGCCTTCGTCGGTGGTCATGATGTCGGGCTGATTTTCCCGCAGCCACGCCAGCACCGGCACGATGAGCAGGTCAAAATCACCGGTAAAGTCGGTCACAATGACATTGAGCGTGTAACGCTTTTCAAATGACAGCGACGTCGCCAGTGTGGAGGCAATACTCCCGTTATCCACGAATATCCGCAGCATATCGGGGTTAGTTTTCAGCACCGTGACGGCATCAGTCAGCGCCCTGCGCAGGCTGTCGGGTTTGAGCATCGTTTCCGTCCTGACAGTGTTTAATCATTTTTATCTGGCTGGCACAGTGTGCCAGCGCGTTCTCAAGCTGCCGGATATCGGCACTTAAATCGCCGTTCTTCTCCGGGTCACTGCCCGGCATCGGGCAAAGACTCACTTTCGGGCAGGCGTTGTGGACAATCACTGGCGTCGGCGCAGGCCGGGCGCTGGTGCAACCGGCGCACAGCATCAGGCAGGTCAGCACCGTACCAGCGGCGAAAATCTTCGTTTTCATTGAGTAACCTCGTGATGGTTTTCTCGCGCTGTGCTTCACGCTTCGCGGCGTTCTCCAGCTCCTGACGCAGTGCCACCTGCGCCAGCTCGTTTTTGTCTGCCCTGGTAAGGGCAACATGAAGCTGGTTTTTCAGCATGGTGATGGTCGTCTGCTGCCCGCTGGCGACGTTGTTCGTCCTGTCCAGTGAGGCGCGCAGTCTGGCGTTTTCATGCTTCGCCAGAAACAGCCCCGCCACCGCCAGCGATAACAACACGACCAGTGCAATCATCAGCTTTGACATAGTTCCCGCCCCTCAAGACGCTGACGGCAGGCCGTGCGTATCAGCCGGAAAAACAGCGACGCCACGAGATAAATCAGCGCGGTAAAAATCCACCCGGCAGCGACCAGCGCGATAAACGTCGCCACCATCACCACCAGAGCCGCCGCCCGTCTGCGCCACGGCACCGGCTGCAAAAACAGCGCCGTGACAATCTTCACGGCCAGCGATTCCGGTGGCAGCTCCCGCCCGTAGCGTTCCAGCACATACTCAGTGGCATACATGCCGACACCACCGGCAACCACACAGATAACCGTCGCCAGAATCGCCCAGGTGGCGACAAAACTGACGGCCACGCTCTGCGGATAAATCAGGGACAGTGCCAGCATCAGCGCCAGCGACACGTTCAGCATCAGTGAAAGGGATAATTTCTTCATGGTGTTTACTCCGTTTAAGCCGGTACGCCGCCAGCGGTACGCCAGACGGTGACCAGTT